TACCCCCAGGGCGTATTCGCTTTCCGCGGGGATGCTTCGGACTTGACCAACCCTGAGTGGCTGAAGCGAGTCAGCAACGAAGAGGGCCACTTCGGCCGCACCTACGGGGAAGTCCTGGAGGACACCCGCAAGGCCTCTGTCTTGTGGATGCAGGAGCACCTCCGCTACGGCAATGAGCGTGACCGCCAAAAGCAGGAGCCGACTCTCCCGCAAAAGGCCGCCGCTCGCCGCCTGCTGCACCTCGGCTTCATCAAGCAGATGCCGACATGGGTTGAGCAGCAGCGCGACACCGGCGTCAAGATCACTTCCTGCCCAAAGTGCCAAAAGCCATCCGAGCCTGGCGCGCCATCGTGCACCAACGCGGGATGCGACTACATCATCGACCCGCGCAAGGCGTACGAGATCAGCGCGATTGGCGAGGAGCACCTCTGCCTCGAGCGTCTGACCCGCGCCGAAGTGAAGGAGATGGGCATCTCAGATTATGTGGCTGAGACGTCCGATGAGAAGGTCGACCGGCTGGCCGCAGGAATCCCCAAGCCCGTCAGCGTGGCGGCTATGCGCCTGCAGGACTCGCAGGACGAGTACCACAGCACCCGTCGCAAGGCTGAAGCGGCTGAAGCTGCAGCGGCAGTCGGCGCGGCGGTAGCCAAGGCAACGAAGAAGACCGACAAGGAGTAAGCACATGGCAGTCCTCACCGTAGGCGGAATTATCAAGCGTGTTGGCTGGTTGCTGGACGATCCGGGAAACCGGCGTTTCACGCCCGACTACATCCGCCCGGGGATTGACCAGGAGAACGAAGCGTTCGAGATCGACCTCGAGCGCATGGGAGTGCAGCAGCAGGAGCAAATAGCGATCTTTAATATTCCTGCTGCTGCCCCACTTCCTGATGGGTCCAACCCTCCCGTGGATCTCGCTCCCTACTTCGCCCCAGGGCAGCCCCTAGAGTGGTTCCTGCGACCAAAGAGGGTCGACTGGAAGCAGACGGGGCAGCCGGACACCAACTATGACCAGGCGAACGCCGTGAACGAGCTGGACGACGTGCAGCTCGGCAATCTCGGCGTGCAGCAGTACCGCTGGGCGCAGGGTTCCATCCAGCTAACCCCCAGCTATCAGCCTGTGACTCTGCGCATCTATTTCTTCGCGTTGTCGTCTGACATCTACGACGACGCCCAAAAGGTGATGCGCGGGATAGGCTTCATTCTCGCAAACCAGGTGGCGGCTTACATAGCCGCTTCGAATAACCAGATGGGGAAATTGGGAGCGAAGCTCGAGAAAGACTTGGCGCGCAACAAGCAAAACCTCTCCAACCTGCTGGTGATGCAGGCGCAGGCTCAGAATATCTGGCCCCGCGGGACGAAGCGGGGAATGGCAACGTCGATCTCCGCCGGTGGGACGCCCTACCTGTAGAGTGATACTCTTCCGAAAGCCCGGGACTAATCGCCGGCTAAGGAGTAATGCCATGCTCGCTCTAACCCTGCAGTCTGCCCACCATGAGCTCCGCACGAAGAAGCTCTACCTAATCTGTACTCCAACTGGCAACTACCAAGGTCCGACAACCGCTATCGGAACTGCGGCCTTTACGCAGTCTGCGGCTGGCGCTCCACTCCTTGGCCCGACGGGCGGCTTCCTCCCTGCGTCAACTCTTTCAGGATCGATCACCTTCACGACCTCTGGCGGAACTGGCGGCGGGACTCAGGCTGTCAATATGGCGACCTACACCAACCTCACCAGCGCAACCCCGGCGACGGCGACGGCTGCTGCTGTGGCTCTGGCCTTGGCGCTCACCACGGGCTCTCTCGGTACGGCCAGCGGCTCAACCTACACCGGGTCGATCAACAACGGTATCCTGCGAATCGCAACCAGTAAGGGCGCCGAGGTCTTATCGATCACGGTTTCGAGCTTGGTGCAGACTGGACCTGGCGGAGACACCGTCAACCTGGGGGCCATCACCTTGGCCCTCGGTCAGTCCGCTGCAGATACCGTTGGGTATCCGGGAAAGATCAGCAACTACGAGCTCGTTTCGGCTCCTGCTGGTTATCCGGCCCTGTTGGTTCAGGGCGCGACCTTGAACACGTGGAAGCTTCGAGTTTTCAGCGCGATCGACACTGAATTGGCAACGGGAGCGTATCCTGCCGACATCCTCTCTGGCGTGTTCGTCATCATGGTCGAAGGCCCCAAGAACCAGTGCTAACCCTCTGACGGCGGGGAGTGGAAATCAATGAATTTTGAAGGCGCTCAACCGATTTCCATTCCTCGCTACGGATCGTCCTGTCAGTGGGATGATGAAGTTCAGCTACCGCTCGGCCTCGCGCGCATCTCGCGCAACCAGCGATTCACCGCGCAGTCGACGGCGACGCGGTTCGGGCACTCCACCCAGTTGACATTCGGACTCAATAACTCCCTCACTGGCGGCGGCCTCCTGCGCTACCTTGCCGCACAGCCTGGCACTCTCAACCTTCAAGCTGTCGAGACCATCCTCCTGTTCGCCTACGGATTCGTGGATGGCAATATCTATTCTGCGCCGCCATTCCTGGAGGGAGACAAGCTAACTCTCACCAACGCGGCCTTCTTCCTAAACACTGGATTCACGGCGTTCACAGGGCTAAACCCTGTCTTCAAGCAGGCATTCAACCAGATGTTTGTCGCGTTGGCCGATCTCCTCTTACCCAGCCACCCGCCGCTGGTTTACAACTCTTCCGACGGGATTCTCTATCCTGCGTCCGATCTTCCCTTTGCGGCCCCATGGAACCCGGGAACTTACTACCGCGTAGGCCAGGTCGTGTCGCCGTCGCAGTTTGAGACCTTCGGACAGACTGATGGGCAGGGCGCATGGGTGGAGATTCAAACTGGGTACGTCTACCAGTGCACCGTAGCAGGCACATCAGGTAATGCAGCCAGCCAGCCGACGTGGCCGCTGAGTTTCGACGGGACCGTGACAGACGGCAGCGTGACGTGGCAAGAATGCACACCCATCTACATCTCAGGGCTTCCCGATGCGCCGGCCCCCATCTTCTCCGCGACAGCGATCAACGGGGCGTCTCCCATCATCCCAGGAGCCACAGTCTATCTCACCGCGACGCTGCTCAACACGATTGGCGAGGGGATCAATGACCTCGTGAACGTGCAGGGAAATTTAGACCCAAATAAGGTATTGACATGGGTGAACACGACTGGGCAGACAGTCAACCTCTCCGTCGTAATGCCAGCAATTCAGTCATATTTGCAGACTTCCGGCTCTCTGGGAGCGGTGTACGGCGCGACGACGCTGAACCTTTATGCGTTCATCGACCCCACCTCTTCGGCCGATCCGTCGAGTATTGTTGATCCGAGTTTCTACGCCCTCGTGAACAACGCGCCCGTCGCCCCTGGCGCAACCGTGACGCTGAGCGCCTATCCTACAGGGAAAGAACTGTCGGCCGTATCCACCGCGGCAACCACCGCAACGGTCGGCAACGTGGATACCGGCGTCCGCTACCTTGTGACGTTCTTCCAGACAGAGACGACGTATCAGACGGGATTCTCAAACTCAGCCGCTCAGGCCGTGAACGTCACTCAATCGGGATGGCCCATCCAATGCTTGCGGCTGCCGATAGGACCTTACAACTGCCAAGCGCGAGTCGTGGGCGCGTCGGTGAGCGGAGCGAGCGCGGCCGGCCCCTTTACGTGGATCTCACAAGCGGATGTGGAGAGTCCCGGATTCAACCAGGCGAACGTTGCCATCACTTCGACGATGGTTCCCGACAACACCTCAACCACCGCCCTATTCAATTTCACCGATACCTACCTCCCAGGCGCCACTGACGTCACCAACTTTTTCGATATTATTCAACTTCCGCCAGTCGTGGACGTCTACTTTGCGAAGAGCATTCAGCGCGTCGTCTTCACTGGTGCCGTGGGCTACCAGAGCGGCCACCTCTTTTCCGACATCAGCAATCCTGAGATGGTTCGCGTGCCGGGCGGCAACTTCCAGGTGTCTGAAAACGATGGCGACAGGACCGTCTGCTATCGTGAGATTCGCGGCATCGGTTACTCGTTCAAGGAAAACTCAGGATTTGTAGTAGAGCAGAATGGGGGTGATCCATCTACCTGGAGTCCGCGGCAAGTGTGGGGTGGCAACGGGCCGGTCGGGGCTTCAGCGATCGATATTGCGGGACAAGATGATTCAGAGTTCGCAATGTGGGTGCACCGCAGCGGGCTTTATATGTTCACCGGCAATGCGCCCACGCTCATCAGCAGGGAGCAGCAGGACACGTGGGAGACGATCAACTGGGATGTCGGCCACATCATCAAGGTAAGGATTGACCATGTTCGACGGCTCGTACACATCCTCGTCCCAATCAATGGCTCGACAACGATCAACGCCCGGCTGGTGGTCAACTACTATTTTGGGACTGGCGATCCAGTTGTTTTCGTGCCGCGCCGAGGGCAAGAGGTCCCGAACGTCGAGGGACGCAAGTGGTCACAGGATGACCTACTCTTCAACGATGCCCTTTATATCCCTCAGAAATCAGCGAACGCCGTACAGCTCGCTGGCATCAACGTCAAGAACCAGATGGTATTTTTTGCTGCAGATGGTTCGATCAAAAACATGGTCGATGGGCAATACTACGACGAGGATTACACTGGCGCGCAGGTAGGCTACTTCTCAAATTGGGTTGGCGTCTTAGGGCAAAAGTCAGCTATTAGCCACGACAAGCTTATCGGTGCGAAGATGTGGGGCACAGGCAACGGCCTCTGGAATATCACCGCCTACAACGATCAAGATGAGCCGTTTGTCCTGACGGGTCCACTGTCGCCCATCATCCTCACCCCAGGCCGCAGGACTCGCGTTGACGTCCCAATGCCGTACCCCAGCCAGTTCTCTATGCGCTGGGCGGTAGGGATGGACAACGGGGGCGTGGCGGGGGCGTGGTGGGAAGTCTTCACTAGTGACCTCATGGTGATCCCGACGTGGCCAGGACAGCCGGGGTAGGATAGCTCATGGCGAACATCTCGCAGCAGAAGATCGACTCAGCCGCTCAGGGAAACATGAGCAGTCTGCGCGAAGTGCTCAATCAGATGCAGCAAGCCACCGTTGAACAGCAGACGGTGACGGGCACTATCCCGACGCAAACGGTAGCAGGACAGCCCAATCCTAACGCCCCAGTCCCACCGCAGGCAAGAGGCACGGCCAGTCTCCTGTCGGGCAGCTACATCGTCCAGATCGTCAACCCAGGAGCGACCAACCCCATCAGTTCCATCCAAGCAGCCGCCGCAGGACAAGCAGCCACGGCGACGACCAATCTCCAAGCTGTCAAAGCCATCTATCACCAGATCAGAGCCTCGACGACTCCTGCGTTCAACGTCAACTCAAACACGCAAACCTTCGGCGGCGATACGGGCAGCGCGCAAGTTTACTGGACGCTGACAGGATTGGGAACTGGACGCTGGTTCTTTCAGTTTCGCTCAACCTACGACGGCATAAACTTCAATACTTGGAAGAACATAGCGACGGGAACCTCAATCTCGGAAATCACAGTCGAAGCCGAGACGAACATGGTCTGGGCGGTCTTCACACTGCCAGGTGATGAGACCATCGGCGTCGGACAGGGCTTCGGTTCCGACGGAGACATCATAGGCTTGCCTACCGGCAACCTCTACACCTCAGCCATGTTCTCCCTCACCGCGCCCAACGGCTTCAACACAGAGCCTCCCCAGGTGACGAACATCCTAACGAGCGAGATCGTCCTGCAGGAGCCAACCGGAGGAACTGCCGGAGCTTCTGGAATTCTGGATTTCCCCGCGCTCATCAGCATGAAGTACGGTGATCGCAACTTCCCTCAGAGCCAGTACAGCGGGAACGCCAACGTCATGGCGATTGCCTTTGATCCTACCGGCGTCAATACGACCGTCTACGACAGCACGGACGGCATATCCTCGTGGGTCGTCATCACCCTCCCCGGTGGAGCGAAGATAGCCTTCGGCTCTGGAAACGCCGCCGACGGGACCGACATTTATGTCCCGGGAGCAGCCGCACCATGGATCGCCGCTGCGAATATGCTGGCGATCCCCACTATTCAGGGCGGCGCTTACACGGGCCACGCGATGCACGGCGTCAATTCCTGCAGCATCACGGGACTCACGGTGTCGGCAACCTACTCCGACGTCGCCAGTGGGAGCAATGTGTGGTCGGGCACGGCAAATTGGATGGCGGTCGCGTGGACGCCCGGGCTCGTAACGGCGACTGTGACGGGCGGCGAGTTTGTCATCATCGCCTTGGCCGACGGGAATCGCATTGCCTTCGGAGCTGGCCATGTCTCCTCCGGTTCGAGCTTCGGGTTGCCGACGGGATTCACCTCTGACCAGATGGCTGCTATCCCGAGCCCGCGCAGTTACTCGGGCAGTGGAGACAACGATATGCACGTCATCTCGCTCTGCGATATCTCGGGAACGACCTGCCGGCTCACCTACATCGACGGCTCAGGAAATAGCTGGAGCGGAGACGTCAACTGGTTCGCCTTCTGCTGGGCCACGCCAGCGACGGTAAGCCCCGGAAGTCCTGGCATTGTCGTTTCGGTGAATCCAAGCCAAGCCATCGTTGGCCCATTGGGAACCCAGCAGTTCACCGCGACAGTCACGGGCACGGGAACCACAACTGTCACATGGAACGTCGACGGCATCGCCGGCGGAAACTCGACAGTGGGAATGATCGACGGGACAGGACTCTATACCGCTCCTGTGGCGAGCGGCGGCCATACGATTACGGCCGTGAGCACGGTAGACCCTACTCGCATCGGGTTCGCGCAGTTGAGTGTTGGCTACTCGGCCGGCGGAGCGACGGTGGTAACGACCCCGCCAACAGCCCCATCGTTCATTGGTGACCTGGCCTTCGATGAAACGACGTCGACACTGTACGTCTATACTTCAGGTGGATGGGTGATCTCATAATGGATGCGAACTACTGGAAGGACTACTCGCGCAACACGGGAAGATTGACATGGCGCCTCGCCGTCCCCGAAGATCAGCCGGAGATCGACAGGCTCCGAGAAGCGTCGGAACGCCTCCTGCGCGAAGTCCAAAAGAAACCTGAACTATTCGCGCGCCCCGTAATCCTCACGCTGGTAGCCGAAGATGGGATAGGGCAGATCGTCGACGCTCTCTATCTCGAGGCGCAAGTGGAGATCGTGAAGGTTGGGTGCAGCGAAACGGGGCTCATCGAGACGGCTGGAATAGCTGACGAGCTCAACGAATACCTGCGCGGCATGGGCTTCAAGACGGCCACCATCAGGACCCGTAAAAGCCTCAAGGATAAGATGGCGGTGATTCTCGAGTATCTGGGCTTTCAATGCGAGGACAACACCTTCTCCCGCTGGACCCGCGACCTTTAGGCGCTTACGTTTCGCGTGATACTCTTCGGGCTGCTCAGAGGAGAGTCCATTGTCAAACGCGGCTGGTAACCAAGCCCAAGTAGCCAACGCCGCAGCTTCAACGGACGCCAGTAACGCCGCCAGTTCTTTTGGCGCAGCGCAGGGCGATATCGGCACTTACCTTAGCAATGTCAATTCCACGCTCGCGGCTGGCAATCCCTTCGAATCTAAAGACTACCTAACCAATCAAAATCTTTCAACCTCTGGCGCGATGAACTCTGCGAATAACGCGGAGCAGCAGGCTCTCGGAAGTACGGTCGCCAAGACGGGCACCAATAGTGCGGCGCTCGCGAATACTGTAGCTTCCAGTGCTCGCCAAGGGCAGCGGGACCTAACGCAGTACAACGCCGGAGCCGCTCAGCAAAACGAGAACACTTGGCTGGGGCAGCAGGACAAGCTGCTCGGCGATGAGGCGACAGGATCATCGGAAGAAGCTGGACTTTATGGCACTTCCCTCGGCGGGCAGAACAGCACGCTCGGGACCGCCCAGCAGGGCGAAGACGCGCAGGAGCAAGCGAACGATGGGATGATCGATGCTGGAATCACAGCAGCAGGATCAGTGGGAGGGGCTTTTTGCCCAGCAAAAGGTTCTATGTATCTTCTTCCCGACGGCAGCGAGGTTCCTGTCGAAACCTTGCAGGTCGGACAACTGCTCGCTGGCATCGATTCAGAGGATCAGTGCATCGAGGAGATTCAAGTCGGCATTACGCCCCTCCTTCGCATCGAGACCGAAAATGGATTCGTCGCTCGCAACTCTCGCACTCACGCTTATGCTCTGCCCGTCGGTGGATTCGTCGTGGCGATTCACGCGCTCGGTAAGACCATCATCACCGCCAAAGGGCGCAGCAAGGTCATAAGCGTAACCCCCGACGGAGAGGACTTGGCTTTCAATATCATCACCGACGGATCGCACACCTACCGCGCGGACGGTATCTGGGCTCTGGGGGTTGGAGAAGCTGAGCGTCAAGTGAGTATGGAAACTTGGAATCGCGTGGGCGATCAATTGGCAGCGACGAGATAGGGAGCCTCTGGCATGGCGAACGTATTTAGCAGCGATTCAACGGCAGATGACGACCAGACTCCATCTGCAAGGGTCGCGTCCGCGTTGACCGGCGATGATGAGGATGGTGCGCCGCAGGAGACTCCCCAGGCAGCGCAGCCAGCAGCCGTTGGCACAACCGACGAATCAGCGCAGTCTTACCTTGTTCCTGCAGGAGCCGACGATGATAGCCAAGCGCCTACGCAGGATATGGACCAGAGCTCGGCCCCGGTATCCGCGGACACAAGCGTCTACGCGAATCCGATTGCGCCCCCGACCCTCAAGAATTACGCAGCCTATACTGACCATTCCTCCGACAGAAATGCGATGACTGCCCAGAAAACGGCAGAGGCAGCGGAGAATGTAAAACCTAGCGTGGGGCGTAAGATACTTGCCGCGCTGTCGGCAGGAGCCGCAGGGTTTGGGTCGCGTAATTCAGAAGTGGGAGCGCGAATCGGGCAAGAAATTATGAATGGCCCACGCACGGACGCGGAGGCGCGATGGGCTACGCAGGAAGCACCGATCCAAGCGCGGCTGAACGCAGATCAAGCCGCCGACGCTGCCGTCGATAAGGGCAACGAGATCACTACCCGCGAAAACACTTTGGCCGAGCAAAACTACCAAAATCAGAACCGCGGCCAACAGAGTGCAGCTCGCGCGCAGGATTATGCAGCACAGGCGGAAGCCAGAGCGAACGCCATCACCTCCTTTACTCCGGATGACCCGAGCAATCCCTATGCTGGTGGAACCGCTACAACAGCCGGCGGCAAGACCATCAAGGGCGCACCCCCACCGGACTCCTTCATCAACCGTTGGATAAAGACGCCGCAGGGCCAGCAGGCCACCCAGCAGATGACGCTGAAGCAGCGCGCCGCCGCCGCCGACCAGATTGGGCTGAAGGGCGACAAGCGCCAATACTTCCTTGCAAACGGAAAACTCTCGGAGCCCACCGAGCACACGAGCGTCAACATCCGCGAGAATCCAGACGGTACCGCTGTGGCCCCTGGCGGAAATGGGAACGGCAACGGCGCGCAGGGCCCCGGGGAAGTAATAGCGAAGAGCATGAACGACAAGCAGGTTTACGTCGATTCGCTCACAAAACTGGATGATGGCTCTCTCGTCGACAAGAGTGGGAACCCTGTGACACAGCAGGAGTTCAACGCGAGACTCGCCAAATTCAGGACCGACCTGAACGCTAACCCTGTGATGCGCAAGAGTGGAACGATGGTGAACGAGCAGGGCCAAACGGTAAGCAACCGCTTCTCGCGCAACCCCCAGCCGGCCGCCGCCGCTCCTCCGCCTCCTGCAGCATCCCAGCAACAGCAGCCTGCACCCGTCTACCAAGCGAAGAGCGGTGCCAAGGTAACGATCAACACGCCCGTCGTAGTGAACGGACGCCGGGGAGTGGTTGTGGGCTTCGACGCCAAGGGTAAACCGCAAGTGAAATACTGAGGGAGAGCCTATGTCAGCTACTCCCACATCCTTTGATCCCGCCTACCTTTCGCCCGCGACGCAGGATGATTCGACAATCCCAACGTTCATCCGTAAAGACCTCGACACGAGCAAAATCCAGCAGTCCATCCAGCCGAAGAGCGCACAGGGAGCCCCTGATATGGCGGGCACCGAGACTGTGGCAGAAGCAACTCCCGGCAAGATTGCTGTATTCGACCCCAACAAATACACCACCGACGTCCGCAATCACGAGATGGAGCATGAGGACCAGGACACCCGCTCCGACGGGACTATCCCGCTTGGCGGAGGTTATAAGCTACCGGTCTTCGGATCTCACCCCACATCAGCCCCAGTGACGGGACAATATGGCGACCCCAACAATTACAGTTACGGGGGAGAGCAGGCACTCCTCGATGCTCAAGCCGCGGGAAAAGGTGTTGCGGACTTTAACCGCGAGCAGCAGGCCGATCTCGTCTCTCACTACCAGGCGAAGCAGAACGCGTATCTCGCGAAAGCCGAAGCAGGAACCTTGACCCCTGCGGACGAGAACGCGATGCACCAGAGCTACCGGGCCTACCACCCCCTCGTTCAGCAGCTCGCCGCACAACCTAAGTCGTTCAGCGACTCCCTCCCGCCACTCAAGACGATGCTTGGCGTAGGGAAGCCAGCGCCACTCGCGCCCGCACCGGCCGCTCCGGGACTGCCGTATGGCGTTGCAGGGCTGGGCGTCACCCCGACCGATGATTTACTGGCTGGAAAGCCCGTCGCACTCCCCACCCGGAGTAACGTAGGAAACAGGAGCAATCGATAAATGGGAACGCCAGCAGTCACACTCGACCCAAGCGAAGTCGCCGCGCCCGAGCTCCACCCGGATAACGTCCAAGCCGTCGCGGATCAGGGTGCGAAGATTGCCGCTCGTCTCCCGCAGCCGGTGACACTTGACCCCAGCGAGGTAGCTGGCAGCGACCAGCAGGGTCCAAAGAACCCCTACGCCAATCAGCCAGCGGGATTAGCCCCGGGCGAATCCCTTCCCACCCTCCCCGCCCACGCTGCCGCTCCCGATATGAGCGACGACGAGCACATGATCCCCCAGGCGAAACTGGATCCTGCGATCGCTGCTGGCCAAAATCAGGACTTCAAGACTCGCCTCCATGCCGCCAATCAAGAGATCACCGCGCCTGTTCGCCAACTTGCCACCGGCATCAGTGACGTCGCCACCGGGCTCAATGCCCAGTCCCATCCTGAGTACGACACGAACCAAGCAGCCAGCGCACCTTCAAATACGCCCGCAACAGTGTCGAAACCCCTCTCTGCTGCCGATCAAGCTGCAGCGCGGAAGCAGGTCATTGTCGGACTCACGAAGACGATTGCCGGCGGCGGGACTGTTGCCATGGTCGTCGGAGCGCCAGAGGTTGCAGAGATCGCTCAAGCGGCAATCGGTGGCGACTTGGCCTCTCAGATCGCGCTGGCGAAGTTCGGCGGCTCGCTGGCGGTGGGCGGTGGCGCAAGCTATGGCGCTGGTCTTGCTTCCGACCATTTCCAGTTATCTCCTGAAGCAAAAGGGCTCTTGACAACCTCCGCGTTCTTTTTCCCGAGCCTCTTTGGGCTGGCTTCCGTGCATGAAGCGATGGGCGTCGACGAGGCTGGAAACCCCGCTTACATGGCCGGCAACAAGAGTGGGACTGCCGGTGTTGGCGTCGTCCAGAGTCCCGAGGCAACAGAGATTCGCGCAGGAGTCAAAGGCGTAGGTTCGGTGGGTGTTCGCGTACCTCGAGGCCGTGGGGCACCCGCCGAGCCAGGTACACCGCAGCTTCCGGGGGGAGAGGGTGGGCCAGCCGCGCCGCCCTCCGCCAGCACCCCGCCAGCCCCCCCGTCTGCTCCCGAAGTACAGGCGCAAGCGCAGATTGCCGAGGTCACCCGCCTCGCCTCCGCCGCGCGCGACACGAAGGTCAAGGCCGAGCAGGCTACCGGGTCACTCCCGCCGCCGCCCCCGCCGCCGAAGATCCCAAGCCCTCCAGGCATGGATGACGGCCACTTGACGCAAGAGACCCTAGATCAAGCGACGCAGGCTATTCAGGAGATGCCGCCGGCCGCGCGACCCAAGATGGTCCTGCAGGCGGTCCAGCAACTCTCCCGCTGGATCCACGATAAGCAAACGATCATCGACCCTGAGAACCAGGTGGTGAACGTAGACACCCCCAAGGGCGCGCAGGCTGCTGCGACGAAGATTATCAATGCCCAGATGGACAAGCAGAAGGAGGCCACTGAGTCCGCCGCGCAGGAGAAGCAGGAAAACCTGCAGACCGCGCAAGAGGAACGGGATGAAGCGCTTACCCCGACCGAGACCGAGAAACCCACAGAATCCACACCGGCTGTGCAAATCCCCAAAAGCCCGCAGGTCGACAAAGCTCGAGCAGCGATTCAGGGCGCTCCCCCAGACGCCACCGGTGACCACTTCGATCAGATCATCCGCAAGACCGCCATGGTGACGACGCCGGTACGCAAAGCTCTGGTGCAGGAGGAGATCACCCGCCGGGCCAACGCACTCGAGGATCAGGCGCAGGCGGCGATGACAGGACCCGCGGAGCCGGGTAAGAGTAGGACGGAGATGCAGCGTTGGGCTGACGGCGTAAAGAATGGTGAGCACCCCTTCCTCCACGTGGGAGCGAAGTCAGACTTTGTTCCTGCCGGCGTCGACGGTCTCACGAAGACGAAGGTAAACGGCGCTGGGGCGTTCAGTGGGACGTACTACCACGCGCCCGAGGTGAGCGCTGCAGACATTCGCAAGGCCGCGCGGGATAAGAAGTACCCCCAAGGCGCTCTCGATGCTATCGTGGCGAACTTCAAGGGAGCCAAGGGTGAGCCGGTAGAACTCGACCCGACGGAGGTGGCACAGGCTGGCGGTGGTGAGCCAGAATTGGGCCAGTCGCGGGACGAGCAGGATCAACAGTCTGCACGCGAAGTGGCACAGCAAACGGGAGGTGAGCCAAAAGTAGGCCAGCTCCCGGCGAGTAAGTCTGGGAAAAAACCGACCAATCTATACGGAGCGGTGAAGGACATCGTCGGCAGCGGAATGTCCATAGGCTCGATGGAGAAACCACTCTATTGGCCGGACCGCGACCTCGATGTTTACTACAACGGAGAGAAGGGATGGAGTTTCCGCAACGCCGCCTTGCACGAAGCTGGAGGCGACAAGGGATGGACAAACGCATCGCCGGACACCAATGACGAGATTCACGCAGCCCTCAAGACTGGCGAACTAAAGAACGAGCGCCCGGTCAAGCTGACCCCCGAGGCCGCATCAGGACTCCACCAGATCGTCGAGGCTGTCAAAGCCGATGACCCCACCGCCTCCCTCGATAGCGTCCTGCGTTCCAAGGGCGACGGAAAACTAATCACCCAAGCCCTCGTGAATGATGGCATAATCACCAATAGTGATGACGACGTGAATCCTGCAACCGCCCTATTGACAACGCGCGCCCGTACGAAGGTGGGAGATGCTCTCCTGTCTACCCTGTTCAGCCCTGAAGTGGTGGAGCACGCCCCTCCGTTCGTCCGCGAGAAACTGCTTGGCTCGATGGGTGCCATCGGTTCGATCGCTGAGGCGGGACCCGAGTGGAACCTAAAGCCCGCTATCGAGAAGGCAGTCGTTGAGTACGGCAACGCCTTCAAGGGTGCCGACACCGAGGAGTACGGCGAAGTGGTCGACGCGCTCATTCAGGCTCTCGATGGACCGCCAGAGGATCTACGCAAGGCCTTTTCTACCTATGCGGTATCCGCATCGTCACCAGGCGAGAATCCGAATCCTGTCCTCGACTTCAACGTCGCGTTCGGGACTGAGCTTACCAAGGAGCAGTTCGAGGAGGGGATTAAGGCGGAAGCCGCCCCTGTTAGCCAGTTGTTAGCTGAAGAGACGAAACCAGCTAACAACGAGACGACAACGCCGGTTGCTGAGACGAAGCCGCTCGCGAAGGGCGATAAGGTCACCTACAAGACCACGAAGGGCAAGGAGCGTCAGGGCGAAGTCGCGTGGACCGACGGGAAGAAAGTCCGCATCACCGACAACGGCTCGACTGTCAACAAGAACATCGACGACGTGACGCCGATAGCCGGCGAGCCTGCGGCTGGATCGAAGATGTCGCTCGTGGATGCCCTGCGGTTCGATTACGGGGTGGACGGCGCGGGCGCTCCGAAGAACTACAACGAGTTGAAGGCTTTCGTTGCCAAGTTCGACGGGACCGAGCCAACGCAGATTCGCATGAAGGAAGCGCAAGAGGCTTTCGAGACGATGCTCAATCGGTATGGACGCGAGATCGTTGAGCGCCCGGGCTACGGTGGGCAGTCTAAGTTCGATGCGCTGGTCAAAGTCTACGAGGGGCAGCCGAACCTCTCCATTCGCACCTCGACCAGCATTGAAAATCAGGCGTACTCGACGCCGCTCCCCCTCGCCTACGTCGCAGACCGCTTCGCCGGCATCGACCGCTCCTCGACCGTCTACGAGCCGACGGCGGGCAATGGGGCGCTCCTGATCTCCGCCAACCCTGACCGAACGTTGGCAAACGAACTCAACCCTGCGCGAGCCACCACGCTGGACTCAGAAGGGTTCTCTGTTACGCGACAGGACGCAACTACTTGGGTCCCGTCAAAGACCTTCGATGCGGTGGTTGCCAACCCACCTTTCGGAAGCCTGGACGCTCCAACCAAATATGATGGCTACTCCATCGTGAAGCTGGATCACCTGATCGCCGTCAAGGCCCTCAGCGTGATGAAGGATAACGGTCGCGCGGCCATCATTCTCGGCGCCGGCAACCGCGAACGCGCAGGGGATGTGACCAACGCAGCACGCCCCTTCTTCAACTACATCTACTCGCACTACAACGTGGTCTCTGACTTCGAGCTCGACGGAGACTTTTACGCGAGACAGGGCGCATCTTTCCCGGTGCGCGTCATCGCAATCGACGGCAGGGCCCGTACCGCCAAAGTGAGTCCCGTCGCCGAGGAAATCAACCGCCTAAAGACATGGGAGGAAGTGTATGCCAAAGCAAGTGAGCATCTGGGCTCCAATCTTGAAGGGAGACCCCGAACCAACGATGAGCTTAGCAGTGCAAGCCAACTACACGCCGCCACAGAATCAGTACCGGGAGCTTCTAACCGACCTGCTGAACAAGGAAATTCTCTCCGACCCAGCGAAAGCGAAGGAGCAGATACGGGCGATGGGCGAGACCTCGAGCCAGCCAAACCCGGAATTATCAGCCATTCCAGTCGGGTCCCAGCCCCACCAGTGGGCAGCCCAGATATTACAACTCGATCAGACGGGGATGTTGCTCTCTCAGATCGACTGGCAGAAAACCAACCCGCCCCGCGAGTTGTCCGACGAGAACCTTCCGAGCTTGATGGACATCCTGCAGATGCTTCCCTAGACGCATCGAACGCGCTGGCGGATGAGTCGAACCAGTTCCAGGTGACATACCGCCCGCGCTCCGAGAAGAAGGACGTAAGCGTGATGGCCCCCAAGGCGCTGATTGGCCCCATGCACAGCGCCATGGACAACATCTCGAAGGACGTAGGAGACATCGACGAGTTTGTTGCCAACGAGCTGGGATATCCGGACCTCGACGAGCTGCACGCCGCGTTTATGGGCATCCAAACCGACGCTATCGCCTCCGCTATCCACCAGTTGAAGATGGGTAAGGCGCTCATCATTGCCGACCAGACGGGCGTAGGCAAGGGTCGCGTCGCAGCCGCCATGATCCGATGGGCCGAACTGCACGGACACCTCCCCATCTTTGTGACCGAGAAGCCTACCCTCTTCTCTGATATGTACGGCGACCTCACCGACATCGGCTCTGGCAACACGATCAGCCCGCTCCTGCTGAATGGTGACGCGTCGATCACCAACCGCACGACAGGCGAGAAGATCTTCCGCAACAATGGCTCGATGAAGCCGGTGATGGACCGCATCCGCGAGACCGGCTCCATGCCGCCAGGCCGCAACGCGCTCTTCCTCTCCTACTCCCAGGTGAACACTGACAACCGCCAGCAGTTGACGCTTCATCGCTTGGCTCCCAACGCAGTGTTCATCCTCGACGAGTCGCATAACGCTGGGGGAGCATCGGCAACTGGCGACTTCATCGCTGAGGTAATCGGTAAGTCGAAGGGCGTCGTATTCCTGTCGGCCACGTGGGCAAAGCGGCCCGACAACCTTCCGGTCTACGCCGGGAAGACGGACATCTCCATCGCGATCCCCGACAAAGAGAAGGTTGCGGACGCGATCGCTGCGGGTGGTGCGCCGCTGCAGGCTGTGGTGACAAGCCAATTGGCGCAGGCTGGGCAGTTCGTACGCCGTGAGCGCTCCTTCGACGGGATCGACATCAAGAACGTGGTGGACGTCGACAATAAGGCGAAGCACGAGAAGATTTCGGACAAGGTTACCGAAGTCCTCCGCGCGATCATGAAGGCCGACAAAATCTACCACGAGAACGACTTCGACCGAATCTACGCGCAGGCGAAGAAGGAAGGCAAAGCGGCTGGCAGCAAGGGATTGAGCGTTAGCCACATGGAGTTCTCCTCCACCGTTCACAACATGGTGAAGCAGCTCCTCCTCGCTCTCAAGGCTGACTCCTCCGCCGACCTCATCATCGCGTCAATCGAACGGGGTGAGCGTCCCGTCTACGCCCTTGAGAACACGATGGGATCGTTCCTGGGTAACTATGTCGACGGCAACGCTATCTCGCACGGCGATTCCCTGAAGGACCTCACCTACTCGAAGATCAGCGACCGAGCCCTGATGCGCACCCGGTACTACAACGAGACCGACGAGATGGGCAACAAGACGCGCGTCGAGGTCCCGTTGGAGAAGCTGGGTGACGATACCCGCAAGGCTTACGATTATGCCCAATCCCTCATCGACAAGCTGGACGTCGATCTTCCCGTCTCTCCCCTCGACCACATCCGGGACCGCGTGGAGAAGGCTGGCTACAAGGTGGCGGAGATCACAGGCCGCGACCTGCGCATCGACTACAGTGGCGACGTTCCGAGGTTGAGCACGGTGCCCGACATCGAACGCAAAGACCGCGTGAACACGGCGACGCAGTTCAACAATGGAAGCATCGATGCCCTCGTAATCAACAAGGCAGCCGCCGCTGGAATCTCGCTCCACGCTTCTGAGAAGTTCCTCGACAAGCGCCCGCGGCACATGATCGTCGGGCAGCCTGCAGGCGACGTGAACGTCGTGATGCAGATGCTTGGACGAATCAACCGCACCGGCCAGGTCGAACTCCCCAGCTACACGATGTTTGCCGCCGCGCTCCCCGCCGAGATGCGGCCAGCGATCGTACTCGCTCGGAAGATGAAGAGCCTCAATGCCAACGTATCGAGTAACACGCGTTCGGCAACGTCGGTGAAGGCTGTCGATATGTTCAACAAGTACGGCGACAAGATCGTCGCTCAATACCTGCTGGACAATCCTGAGTCCTCGAAGCTGCTGGGCTTGGACGCGGAGACTGACTCGAAGGGTGACGCCGCCGCGAACGAAGGGCTGGCAATGAAGGCGACGGGGCACTCGGCGCTGTTGACAGTCAAAGAGCAGCAAGTCTTCATGGACGCGATCACTGAGGCGTACAGCAATTACATCGACTTCCTCGACGAGACTGGGCAGAATGACCTCGAGCCTGTCACCTACGACTACGACGCCCGCGAGACTCATAACGAGCGGATGTACCAGGGTACGGACCCCAGCTCGCCGTTCGGTCAGGACGCGTTCTATGGGGAGTATTCGATCAAGCGCCAGGGCAAGGCATTCACCCCCGATGAGGTGCAAGGCAAGCTGGCAGAGACCTATGGCCCTGAGATGATGCAGAAGCCGCCACACGAGCGGGACACCCTCTTCGCTCGCTCTCTTGCTGCCCACTTTGAAGAACTCTACACCCCCTATGTGGAGACGCTTTCCACTCCTGCCGCCATCGAGAAGGCTCAAGGGATGCGGCAGCGGGGTCGCCAGCTTCTCAGCGAGTACCGCGTTGGCTCGGCGTTCGGCATCGAGATCAACGGCGACTCCAGCCACGCCGTAGTAATCAATATCGAAGGGTCGAAGAAGACGAGCGGAAACCCGTATGCGCCTAGCTCGCTGCAGTTCACCCTCGCCGTCAATACGCCCCTGCGCCAGATCCGCGTACCCGGCTCCCAGATCGACAAGATCACCATATCGAATCTCGGGCGCAATGCAGACATCAACCATCTGTTCCGCGACAACCTGGGCGACAGCCGGCAGAAAACAAAGATCATCACCGGCAACCTGCTGGGAGCGTACGGCGAGTTGAAGACTGGCGTGAAGGGCCGCATCATCAGCTTCACGAAGAACGACGGCACCACGGCGCTGGGTATCCAGATGCCGAGCAAGTTCGACATCAACAAGGACGTCTCTGAAACTTACGCGATGCGCTCGCCTGATGCGGCCTACGAGTACATGAAGAAGGGCGACAACGCCGTCCTTCAGTCCAGCGGGCAGGAGATTGGCGTGTGGATCAAAAATGGCTCGATGGAGATCCGCACGAAGCTATCGAAGTCTGTCTCCGGCAAGTTCTTCCTCGACCCTCGGTTGCGCGAACTCGTCGTCGGTGGAGACTTCGCATCCTCCGGCGGGATGATGAAGGGCATCGTAAAGGACGGAGACGAGATGGAAGCCGTCGGAGTCATCATGGGCAAGACGGCCCTTTACGCTCCCGCCAGCGGCGTGAAGCAGGCGCGAGCGTTTGACGAGCAAGCGCAGAAGGGTGAGATTGCACCGCCCTCCAAAGCGAAGAAGTACCTCGGCGGTGAAGAGGGATTCGCCAATGTCGACCTGCTCCTCCCCAGCTTCATCACGAATAAGGTGATTCCCTACTTCCAGAAGGCTGTACCCGCGACCTGGGGCGAGCTGTCCAAGGCCATCGGGACCGTGAAGAAGACGCCCAAGGCTATCGGCTACGAGATTGCCAGCGTTCTCTATCCTGCGATGCTTGCTGACTCTGACGCTCGCGACATCATGGGCCGTGCGCTCGGTGAGCCTGCCCTCGAGCTCTTCAAGGCCAGCCTCTTCCTCGACGGGATCGACAAGATGTTCGAGGGGATGCCGCAGAAGGATTGGGTTGAGTTCGTCGACCGCATCCAGAATGAAAAAGAGCAGCCCACCCCAGACCTCCAGCACGCCGCAGAGATGCTGCAGGCCGTCCTTGAGCCTCAGCGCATGGCAGAGCAGGCAGCGGTCAACCTTGGGCGCACCGGCAAGAACAAAGTTGCGCTCTCTGATCGCGCTGGCTACTTCCCCAACCGCTACTCCAAGGCCCCAGGCAAGGGCGACCTACCGACCGACGATGAGCAGATGGCGCGCATCTTCTCCAAGCGGCCGTTCGCAGGACCCCAGACATTCAGGAAGCAGCAAAAGTACACCCTTAAGAACGCGGTAGCGGATGGGGCGGTCCCGCTGGGCAACCCGGTACGCATGGTCCTGCGCAGGCTGCAAGAGGGCGCGAAGTTTGTTGCTGCCCAGCACGCTCTGTGGAACGGACGGCAAGCTGGGTTGATCGTCTACAAGTCGGCCCGCGGTAAGATGCCGCCGAACTTCGTGAAGGTCAACGACAAGATCGCCAAAGTGTTTCGGCCCGTGGAGACTGCGGAAGGTGGAACTATGTTCGTCGAAGGCGGCGAGTGGGTGATGGATAAGGACTTCGGCCGGCTCTTCAATAACTATCTCAGCCAGGACTACATCCGCGGCTCTGAAATCGGCAAGGGCTTCGTTCAACTCAAGACGTCCTCGACCGCGTTCAAGATGGGCTTCTCCGCCTTCCACTACGGGACGATGGCCTTCTGGTCGATCACCTCCAGCCTGCACGGTGGTCTCGACGAGTTCTACAACCGTGGCCTGCGTGGGCTAGACCCTGCGGATATGTTCAACGGCGCGAAGAAGGTAGCTACGTCCATCGCTGCACCCCTCACGATGGTCCACGGCGGAGCGCGCATCGTGAACTACCTCAAGGACCCCGACGGCTTCCTCGCCACCAAAGAGGGCGTCAAGCTGGCGAAGGACTATCCAGATCTTCCCGAGCTCCTGCGCCTCGTCTACGCCGGCGGCTTCCGTGCTGGGCTGAATCAAGACTTTCCCGACCAGGCATCCATGAGCCCCGGCCACGACCTTGCGGAAGGGCGTCTCGGCGCCGCAACGCTGAAGGTGATGCCGTGGCTGTCGCGCGCCGTGGCCTATCCGCTCTTCAACTACATCATCCCGCGGCTCAAGCTGATGGCGAACGTGCAGATGCTCTCCCAGAAACTCGAGCAGTATTCGCAAGCCATCTCGAACGGCGACGTCACGCCTGAGACCGTGGCGCGTAACGTCGTAGCGACCAACGAGAACAGTTTCGGCGAGATGAACTATCAGAACTTCTACTGGAACAACACCGTCAAGAGCGGGATCCAACTACTCTTCCTCGCCCCCGGCTGGAAGGCTGGTACATGGCGTGGTGCGGCGCAAGCGGCGAAGGAAATCTTTACGGAGAACTACGACGACAAGTTCTACGAGAAGGTAGAGGCTGAAGGGAAGGAGCAGGACTGGGCTCACAAGTACGCCGCTCGTCTCCCGCAGCTTGGCCTGAACAGCGGCCGGCTGGTCGCCTCTGTCATCGTCGCCACCGCCATCGCCACCACGCTCGACAAGCTGCTCACCGGAAAGTGGATATGGGAAGAGATCGCAGACGACATGAAGAACAACGGGCTGAATGTTCTCGAGGCTGCTGACCTCGAGGCGCTCCATCCCCGCACCGGCAAGACTGACCCCCACGGTAAGCCTGTACGCTTCAATATCCCTGCCGACCTGCGCGACTATGAGCACGCCGTCACTGGCCTCGGCTCCTACGCCTACAACTCGCTCGCCCCGTGGCTGACTGGAATCATCGAGACAATCCGCAACCGGGATTGGAAGGGCGATTACGTCTGGAACCCGAACCCAGGGAAGGGCTTTGACGCGTTCAAGCAAGGCATCTTCTACAACCTCGAGAAGAACTACCAGCCGATCACAGCCTCCAGCTACAACAACAAGGCAGGCGCGCAGGACACCACCACGAAGGTCGAGCGCACCTTGGGTCTCATCGGCGGCGCTCCGAAGGGCATGGACGACACCCGTTCGGTAGCGCGTGCAGAGAAGCTGCGGGAGACGAGTGACCCTCACGCACCTCTCACTCCAGAGCAGCAGACCGAGAAGGACGTATCCAAGGAAGCGCCACCCACTCACGCGCAGGCCAGGTACGCGCTGAAGACGCGCAACATGACGGAGCTCGAGAAGATCGTCATGCACCTTAGCTATACTGATGCGAAGGACGTTTTCGAGCACGCGACGCCGGATGAGAAGAAAGCCCTCCAGCCGATCATGCGGAAGAAGCAGATTGCAGCCTTCCGAAGCGCCCACAGGAGATAGGTGATGTCCGACGAGACCCCGAGACCCATCATGCCGAAGCGGCCCTACGTGGCGGCCAAGGCAGCAGAGCCAGCGGTGGTGAAGCCCCTCTCGAGGAAGACAGGCAAGCGGAAGATCAAAGAGATCGAGGAAGAGTCCTACCTCATCACGATGGAGGAGAAAGCCTGCGCGCTACTCTCCGTTGAGCGGGGCGTGGATTTCGCTGCAAAGACCCTCAAGATAAGTCCCGAGGAAGTGAACGCCATCCTCGACTCCCCTCCGGTGCGCTGGTTTATGAAGGAGCTGCAGCGCGAGGACCTCATCAACCTCTCCAAAGAGCGCGTAAAGAATCTGCGCAAAGTGGGCATCACCCGGACTGCCATCGAAGAGCGCCTCATGGAATTGATGATGCTGGACCCCGACAGGACCAAAGGGAACATCGACGGCCAGGTGAAGGCCGCAGCAGCGCTGGCTGACAAGTTCGGCTACGCCGGCAAGGAAGACCCGTTGGCTGGCAAGAGTCCTGCGGAGCTCGAGGCTATGGTGCATCAGGGCGCCGCACTGCTGAAGGGCTCTTCTGTAAACTAAGGGCCATGCAGTACACAGATGCGCAACTCCGCCAGATTCACCTTGCCGCCCTTGCTGCCCACGCCTTAGAGCAACAGCAGGAAGAGTTCGACCGGGCCCGTCGTACTGACAATAAGCTCTCCGACACAGAGAAGCGTGAGCAAGCTGAAAAGATTCGCGAAGCAACTGCGGACACTTACACATGGCTGACGAGATACACGAAGACCTTCAACCCGCATTGGAAGGATCACGGCTGGGAGAGCCCTTACCGAGCCTTCCCATCATGGCCGTTCGTCCGGCCGCTGTGCGAGTACCTGGAGGACGACTCGGAGAGGGTCAAGCTGATCGAGAAGTCGCGAGACATGATGGCGACATGGACGATCGCAGGATACTTCACCCTCCAGTGCCAGTTGGTCGCCGAGCGGGAAGTCATCGTCCAGACTATGACCGACGAGAAGGGCTTCGAGGTTATCTCCTACGCGAAGCATCTCTATGCGAGCCAACCCCAGTGGCTACGCGACGCCTTCCCCCTACCTAAACCCCTCGATAAGCAGCCCTCCAGTGAGTTTCGAGTGGGGACGTCGGTGATGCACGTCATCCCGTCGGGCATCGGCAAGATTCGCTCCTACCACCCGTGGGGCATCTTCTCGGACGAGACAGCCTTCCAGCCTGAAGCTGAGGTAGCCTACGACGAAGCGCGCGCCTCGGGTGTACGCAAGATCGTTCTCAACTCCACGGCGAACGCCGGCTGGTACTACGACTTCACCAACGACGCCACGATGGCGAGGGCCTAATGACTAATCTCGAAACCGCCATCCGCAAACTCGACGACGTACCCGACCAGACCCGCGTAGAGGTAATCCGTGGAGTAAACATTCGCAGGAAAAAGAACGGCTTGACAGTGATGGCCTTGCATTATTCCGCCATCCCCGACCGTGATCCTGAGACCGAAAAGGGTGCCGCCTGGTACGCGAAAGAGAACGGCGGATACGCCTCGCAGTCGATGTGGAAGAAAGAGCAGGAGATGGATGCCTACGCCACGGGGGGCGAGGCTGTCTTTGGCTCAGTGTTGGGTAATCCCCGGCTGTACGAGCTCGTGGTCATCTCGGACCCATTCTGGTATCCCGATCCTCGCTGGGACGTCGTAGCCGGCTTCGATCATGGCGTCACCAACGCGACAGGACTCTTGAAGGCCTACATCCCGCGGGAGGCGCTGGACCCGCGCACTGGCGAGAAGATGCCGCTGGAAATCTATATCTGCGGAGAGTTCTACCGATACCGCACAGATGAGTGGTCGAACAACGTCGACGAGAACGTGGTCGAGATGAAGCAGATGCCCGACTTGGACCGCGCCCGCTGGATCAAAGCTGACCCCTCGATCTTCTACGATGCCGTGGCGACCGACAAAGGCGCGCCCACCAACATCTACCAGACCTACAAAAAGAACAATATGTGGCCGATGTCGGGCTACGACGGGATTCGCTCGGATGTGACTTTTGTCGAGTGGATCATGTCGGACTGGTGGAAGGGTATCGCCGGCGGCAGGAAGCCACGTCTCCACATCGTCTGCAGGAACCCCAGCGACCGGCCTCAACCTGGTCTACATCCGTTCGACTGCCCTAACCTGCTCTGGGAGATGAAGCGAGCCAAGCGCGTGCAGATGACGAGCCGGCAGTTGCTCACGAAGAACGCCTCGGAAGCGCTCGTCAACAAAAATAACCACTTGCTCGATCCACTGAAGCAAATCCTCGGGACCGTAAGGAACCCCACCGCAATCCCGTCAGAGGAGATCATCGCGGGTCAGATTGAGGGATTGGATATGTTCACAGGGCCCATGCGCGGCCGCTTCCTGATGAGCGCTGAGGCTCTGGGTGGAAAGTTGAACCTCGACGGGACTCTCAAGAAACCAAAAAGCCCCCTACGCATTGATATGCGCAAGGGGCCAGGGTGCTTGCAGAGACCTCGCTAGAACTCAGCGATACGTTCCCCAAGGATCTCGGAGTACGTCGTCATCGCGTGAAGCTGGCGGGCGAGGCGAGACTGCTCCATGAGCGGAAGAGTCTTGAAGAAATCTCCGTCGGTGAACGTGTTCAGCTTCTCGATCTTCTCGTCGAGTTCCTTCTTTTCGGTAACTACTCGTTCCTGATGTGCTTCCATGGCGGTTGTCCTTTCGGGTTAGAGTTGCGTGGATGGTTTACTTCTGCGGGACCTGCGGATCCTCAGCGCTGATGCACTCGGTCTTCAGCAGGATTGCAGCGGCCGAGCAAGCAGCATTGAGAGCGGAACGCACGACGCGGAGAGGATCGACGATGCCGGCGGCGATCATGTCGTCGATTAGCTTGCCACTGCCGGCGTCGAAGCCGCACTTGGGGCGCCCTTCCTTCCACCGCTCGGAAACAAACGCCGCGACGTCGACAGATTCAAATCCCGCATTGGCTGCAATCTGCTCCATCGGGCGCGGCAGGATGCTATAGATCAAATCCTCTCCCTTAGATTCGCTCGATGTGGACGCCAGCGACGGCACGGCCGATTGAATCAACATGGCGAAGAACAATGCGCTCCCACCACCAGGCACGACGCCTTCCGAGACGGCTGCACGAGTCGCGTGGATGGCATCCTCGACGCGAAACTTAGTCTCCTGCACCGCATCTGCTGATGTCCCGCCAACCCGGATGACAGCCACGCCGCCGGTGAGAGCAGCAAGACGACCCTTCGCCGCATCACGCTCATCAGGACGTAAGCCCTCGTCTGCGATGATCTCTTTGATCCTGTCGAGGTAGGGCTCGAGCACGTTCACGTTGTAGAGGTTATTCTCCTCCGCTGAGAACGGCGAGGTCATAATCGTTTTGCTCTGCGTGACGACGACGCGCTCAAGGAAACCGAAACTCTTGATGCTGAGTTGGTCGTAATCCTTCCCCTGTGGAGACTCGATGCGGTTGGCTCCAGTGATGATGCCGATGTCGTCGAACAAATCCCGTCGAGCGTCGCCCCAGAGAGGAGCACGCACAACGACAACTGGAATGGGCGGAGAGTCTGTCTTCATCTTCTGCCGTAGGATGTGAGCCAACGCTTCAGGGTCAATGTCGGCAACGATCAATAGGACTGCGAGCGCCCTCGAGTCCTTCTGTGCCGCCTTGATTGCCGCGGTGAGGATTCCAGTGGCCTCGTTGGCTGTGGAGATGCGCCGATCGAACAGCCCAACCGTAACATTGTCGTAGACCACGCGGTTACGCGCTCCATCGTTGATAAAGTACGGATGGGTGAAGCCGGCGGGAATCTGCATCCCATCCACAATCTCGAGCACGTGGTCTGGTGAGTGGCTCTCGCCGATGGTCAACGCTCCGTCCACGCCAATTCTCAGAATCGCGTCAGAGACCACCTTGCCGACCGCCTCGTCGCCATTGGCGCTGATCGTCGCTGCCTGGAAGGCCAACTCCGGTGAGCACGGGACGCTCATGGATTCGAGCAAGCCGCCCTGGAACTTGTGCGCCTTCGCGTCGTAGTCGCCCACGATGAGGGTCTTCGCGCGCTCGATGCCTTTGACGAGTTGGACAGGCTCGGCCCCTGCGTCAATCGCGTCACAGCCAGCCTTGAAGATTGCGTGCGCCAGCAGGACTGAGGTAGTCGTGCCGTCGCCAGCTTCGTTGACCGTCTGCCCGGCAGCGCTCTTGATGAGGTCGGCGCCTTGGGACTCGTAGGGGTCGGAAAGCTGGATCTCCTTGGCGACAGTTACGCCATCTTTGGTACTAACTACACTACCCATGTGCCTGAATAAATTCCACCGCCCAGCGGGCCCGAGTGTAACCGCTACAGCCTTATTCAATTTGGTCGCACCCTCGAGGAGCGCATTCCGTGCATCTTTTCCATATAACTGAGTGTTTGGCATTGCGTCCTCTTTCTTTGTTATCCGCGAGCAAATTGCCCGTGAAGTTGCTGTGCTTTTAGGCAATATGCGCGATGGCCGGTTTCGGCCTCTCGAAAGTAGCCCACGTGAATCCGGCGGTTGTTGTGGCCTATGATAACGCGATATCTGTTGCGCGCGGGGACGTAGGTAACCCCTTTGAAGCCGGTCGTGTTGTTCCGAGGCTTGGTCCGATTTTGCATGTTTCCAAAATGATCGGCTACCCTGAGGTTCTTCCTGCGGTTATCCCACGTTTGCTTCATCTCGATGTGGTCGCATTCCCTTCCGTCTCCGCGAGTCAACCCCAATACCTCTCGGTGCATCATGATGGAGGTTTGCGCTCCGTCCACCGTTGGGCCCTTCCGCATGGCATAGAAGCTTTGAGTGTATTTGCTCCATCGTGCGACCCACTTGTATCTCGCCAGTCGCTCGTAATCTTGCTCGTCCACAATGGCGTACATACCCTTCGATAGCGGGATGAGCCGGCTATACACGCCGTCGATCTTGAATGGGACGGCATCCTCTGACGAAACGCGAGTTCGTCGGCCGTGGCCTTGAAGGAAAGCGTGGGGCTTACCCTTGATATAGCCGTGGCCCTTATCTGAGCATTTCTGGATTGGCGTGGTGGCGCCGCATCCGCATTGGCAGAGTCCTTCGAGTATGCTGGGATTGAATGGGGTTGTCACGGTGGTTGCTCCTCCAGAGAGCGATTGCCGGGCTGCTAGGCCCGACAACCTCATTCTATCTCTTAGCCTTCGTCGAACGGGGTCACGATGCGCGCGCCGAGGACCTCAGACTCGGACAGGATGTAGTAGTCGACACCCTCGAAGTGCTGCTCGTAGCCGGAATACTTTCCGTAGAGCACTTTGTCGCCGAGATCGAACTCGTGGCAATCAGAGCCTCGCGCGACGACAGTTCCTTCGCTGGGTTTCTCGTGGGGGTCTTTGGCGGTGTCGATCGTGTACTCGCTGCCTTCGACCTTCGTTTCCTGCCCTTTGATTTCATCGGGCAGGATCAAATAACGCGTGCTGTGGGGGCGGAATCCGGGGTTGTGCATAGGCTCCAATCTACCACACCAATAGTGATGTGAGGGGTTAGGGTTGAGGTTTGGCGGGCACTGGTTTTCCGCCGTTGTGCAGGTACTCGATGTGGCAGTAGTAGCAGCCACCGCAAAGGTTCTCAGGTCCCCAGCCGTGAACGCGCTTGCCCTTCAGGTGGACGAGGTGCCAACGCTCGATGACATCTCCGGTCGACGGGAGGGGCCACGCCATACACTTGGGAGAGAGGTGCAGCTCGCACTTGCCCTCGGAGCGCACGTACTCCCGCTCGCGGATGACACCCTTCTCTTCCTTGGTCGGCTGCCCACGGCGCGTACCTGGGCGGAACTTGCGGGGAGGAGCCTTGCGTGGCGGGAGTCCGGGACGCTTCACGGGAGCCTCTTCACGGCGGCGATGCAGTAGCCGGCCCGACGTAGATCGCGCGCCCACTCGGCGGCGGAGACTCCGCATATCGGCAGGACATCAAACCACTTCTGATCGTGCGGGTGCCAGAAATACCACATCTTCACCGCTGTCACTTTTGAAACCACGGGATAGCCTCCTGTTCGTCGTCCTGCTTCTTCCTGCTGTGTTTCTTATAACTCTGCGCTGGGGGATTGCAAGGCGCGAGGATCACTTTCTCTTCGGTCCCTTCGAAGGCGTAGTAGACCGCATCTGCTGGCGTCGCAGCCTTGGTCTCGAAGACGATTTTACGTATCCTGTCGCGGGGTGGGTCCGTGGGATTCTCAACAGAGATGCCGAAAGCCCACTCTCTCCACCCATAGATGGAGCCGGCGCCGCGGATGCGCTGGAAGATCGTGCCGCCCTCACCCTTGCTCAAGTGGTGAACCAACGCCACGGAGCAGGAGCACTCCGTCTGGATCCGCGTCAGGACCGCCAGCACCTTCGCCACCTCCTTGTTGTCGTTCTCGTCGCCCTCCCACAGCCGGCGGAAGACGTCGAAGAAGGCAATCTCAATCCCGTTGGTCTTGAACGCGTCGATCATCTCGATCACGTCCATCTCGTTCTGCAGGCTGAACGTCTCGCTCTGGGCCCGCGTGTTGAAGTAGAGGTACTCATTCAGTTCAACCTCGCTGAGTTGCCAGTCCATATCCGTGCCCGCATAGCCGCGCAGGAGACTGAGAGCACGCTGCTGGGTGAGTCCGGCGTGATCCTCGCGCGCAACGTAGGCTACCTTCATGCGGTTGGGGATGGCGTGTCCCATCCAAGGGAGTCCTGCGACGAGATGGTGTGCCAAGTCGAGCGTTGAGAAGCTCTTTGCCGAGCCTGGGTCGCCTACTACGATCCCGTTGCCTCCCCGCTGGATCAATCCCTCAACTGCCCACTCGGTCTGCGGCACGGACCCAGCTACGAAGTCCTTGGCGCCTACCAGCACCTTCCTGTCGGTCTTTGATCTGAACGTGGTCGCGGAGAGCTCTGTGAGGCGATTCTTTACGCTCTGCAGGACGTTGGTGGCGTTCTCGTCGGGATCAGTAGCCAACGCCGCACTGCTACTGAGGACGTGGAAGAGCTGCCGTAGCAGGCTCTTGTCCTTCACGATGCGGACGTAAGCCTCGATGTTGTGATTACGCGGAATTCCTTCAGTGAGGAATGAGAGGTACGGGACGCCACCGATGGAGTCTAGCTCGCTCTTCCTTGCGAGCCCGTCCATGAGGGTGACGAGATCCACGCCCTCCCCGTCGGCTGCCATCTCGGCCATCACGCGGAAGATGCGCTGATGGGAGTCGAGGGCGAAGTCGGCAGGAACCAGAGATGCCGTCGCCAGCCTTAGAGCGGCTACGTCAAGCTGCATGGCGCCGAGGACGGTAATCTCGGTTTGAGCAGAGGCGGGAAGTTCGGGCTCATCGCGCGGGTCAATCACTTCGGTAATGCTTTCTGCCCTGTAACCGCAGGACTCGTGTTCAATTCCTTCTGCCCACTCTTTGGAAAGCGCTCTCTGGCTTCTTCCATGACGTCGAGGATGTACCCCAGGCTGGGAAAGAGCGTCTCACCTTCACGCGGCCGGGCTTCTGCGATCACAGCGCACGCTACCTGAAACGCTCGCAGGTCCAGCCCCTCAAGCGCCAGGCGGTAGGATTCGAGGGTTGTCTCGTCGACCTTGGCTTGCCTGAAGTTCGCCATCTTCGTCAACGCCACCACCACGTTCCCCCCGGTTGAGAACTTTGGCGAGAACGCCCATATTGGAATCTGCCTTTCCTGCAGGTACATTGCCACGGTCGAATCCTCCTACGTGCTGCCATTCAGATGGGTCGTCGAGATAACTTCCACGGTTTAGCCACGTGGCGGGATGCGGAATCTTCGCCTTGTCCTGCTGCCGGCCCACGGGACTCTTCGCGTAGTTGGCGACCGCTTTGTAGAGTTTCCTGCGTGCGTCAAGAGGTGAAATCTTCTCGGACTGAACCAAAAAGAGTACAGCTTTCTCAATTGCCTTGATTGCGGCGATCTTTCCCACCTTGCGGGGATAGGCGCTATATATTTGTGATACTTGGGCGGCTTCTTCGGTCACAATTGATCCCCTTAGCGGGCGGGCGTAATGGTGTCAAGCGTTTATTTTAGGGTTGGCGGTTAGCAGAGGAGCGGCCGAACTTCCGACCAGGGGGTAGAACGTTGGGCCGCTCGACTCTGAGAAGCGCGAAGGGTGTCCTATGGAGACCGCCAGCCCCTACAGGACCCTTGCGCGTGGTCATAGTAACAAACCGAGCGGCCCGACTAGGTTACTCCGCTGGCGGCGGTTCTGTGGTGGTTGTGACAGGCTCTATCGGCTCAACTACGGCCGAAGTGTTGTCGGTGAGTCCGGCGCCTTGGCTCTCCGTCCAGGCGTGGGCCTCGGTGTGATCGATCCCGCTGGATTTCTCAAACGGAGCGGCCAGGTCGCTTGTCAGAGGGCTCACAACGGTCTCACGGGGGTGCTTAGCGCTCTGCACGGCTGATGCCTGGCCGAGCGAGACGTGGGTGGGTTGGGGATCGTCTGCGCGACTGAAGATGGGGTTTTCTCCGTCTCCTGCCGGCTTCGGAAGCTCAGGTTTGGACGCGGCGGGTAGGTCCTGTGGGTTGCCGTAGGCTACCGAAACCTTGCTTGCCTGCACTTCGGGATGCGAGAAGTGCTGCACGCCAACTTGCCGGATGTAGCCTTTGAACCACGACGCGTTCGCCAGAATCGACGGATCAGCGGCAGGATCAGGATACGCAACAGAAATTGTGGGCTTTCCGGTGAGAGGGTCGAGCGGCCCGACGGCGAGGACGTGAGCCACTGAAAAGTGGACGATGTGGGAACCGTCAAAGAACGCGACGGCTACGGGCTGACCAACCACAGGATCTGCGAGGTTGGGAACGGTGGGCTTGGTGGACATGATTTGTTTCCTCCAGGTGGTGCTGAGTGGTTAGATGGCTGGTTCAGGTGCGGCCTAAGAGTATCGTTTCAGCTACATCTTGAGCAGGTTTTCTTTGTGGCGAGCGATGGCCTTCTCGTCATCCTCGCCGTCCTCGACCGGTTCTTCCTCGGTCGCGTCGTCCTCTTCCTCTTCGCCTTCGGGAGAATCATCCTCGAGGAATTGATCCTGCCCCAGCGTCTCGAACACGACGTCAAACTCCTCGCCGCTCTGCTGGCCGGCCCACATCCAGAGGTCGGTAGAGAATCCTGCGCGCATCTCGAAGGTGAGAACGGTGTCCTTCTCGTCCGTCTTGCCCACCTGCTTGATGACAAAGTGGTCGAGTTGAGCGCGGGGTGCGTCGATGACCTTTTTTGCGAAGAGGTTCGCGTCGCCCATGCCAACGTTGACTTCCTTGAGGACGTGCGCGGCGGTTACCTGCTCACCAGACTTCATCACAAAGTCGCGAGCCTCACAGAGCCAGTCCGGCGCCCCTGCGAGTTGGTCCTCGCCCTGGCCGTCGAGATACATTGTGCACATCATCTTGATGCGCTTCTGCTTGGTTGGCGCCTTACCAACCACACTCGTCGCTGACCTTATTGTCATCCTGCGGGGGGTTTTGTCGTTGAACCAAAGTCCGTCCATTGTCGATCTCCTTGAAGAGTGTTGGCGGTTGAGTGTGAACTTCCTGCGCCAGCGTGACGGTGATTTCGACACGAGCTGGCGATCCGTAATCCTTGCGACTGTTGCCGTAGCTCACGATCTGCGAGTCGTCGGCGTACAGGATTCCCGTTAGAGCATCAGTGGTGCTCCTCAAGAGCTTGTCGAGGTCCGGGCGCACGACGTGGAGGGTGCGCTTCTTTGGAATCGAAGGCGGCCGCTCAAAGTAGAAGTGGTATTCAACTTCAACGGCGACGTGCTTACCGGCCATCACGAATCCCTGCTTTTCGCTCTCTACGATTGCTGCTCCTGATACCTGCTGGCGGTAGGGCTTCAGGTTCTTGTTCGACGACGTGACGCGAGCCCGACCGGCGATGACGAACGCCTTCATCGAACCTTGAGGTTCTGGCGTCCCGTAGACGGTGAAAGCGATCTTGTTCACTTAGTTCACCCTCTTTGGATCAACAAGCTCCATGGGTGTCTCTTGGCGCTGTGCCGCGAACTCGGGAGACATTGCCAGTACCGTCAGGAGTCGCTGGAACATCTCCGGCGGCAGGACTGAAGCGATGGTCTGTGCCATTTGCGCCAACACGGCCGGGGTGCCCTTCATGCGCGTGCGACAGTTGCCGGGATCCTCGTCAAAGGATGCTGCGACGATGTATGTCCCAACCTCCAGACTCTCCAGTTGGTCGACGGCAGCGTTTAGTTCCTCATTAATTGCTCGGATACGCTCTTCCTGGCTCATAGCTTCTCAACCTTCCCAGCCTCGACCCAATAGGTCGCGACGCCAGCTTTGCCAATCTTGGTCTTCGCAGGATCCGACACGAGGACGATGGCCTGGTCGAGCATTCCTGCGTCCAGTAGCTTCTTCAGCGAGCCGAAGAGCCGTCCACGCTCGACGTCCACGAGGATGTCGGCCGCGTCGACCACGACCATCTTGATCTTCGCGTGGAGAGCGATTGCGGACTGCAGCGCGACGGCAAACATCATCTTCTCCGAGCCGCTGATCTCCTTCAATGGCAATGTTCCGGTTGGCGTCGTCACCAGAAAGCTGTACGGCTCGATCTCCAACTGCGCAGAGTAGCCCCACGCCCCCAGGACGCTATTCACCGTCTCGCTGAACTCGCCAATGTGCTTCGCGATGAGCTCGGCCTTGATGCCATCTTTGCCGAAGTAGGTGCAGAGCGTCTCAAGGTCGGCTACGACACTCTTCTGCTCCTCCCACTGTTTCGTGTTGCGCTCAATCTGCGCGAGGGTGGCTTGATAGTTCGCCGCGGGAGTAAGATGCGCTTCCCACTCTGCGATGCTCGTGTTGATTGCGTCGAGCGCTGTGGTGTCGGCTGGTGATGTTTCGTTGGCCTTGGCCTCAGCAAGCTGGTCAGCGAGCGTTACGAGATTACCCTCGAACACTTTCACCTTTGCCGTGATCTCGGACTGCTGGCGTACCAGTTCATCCTTGCGCTGCTCGCGTGCGGCGTTGGCCTGTAGGGATGCTTCGGCGCCGGAGATGTCGCCCAGCTCCTTCTGCTCGCGCAGGAGATTGATCTGCAGTTCTGCGGCTTGGTTCTCCAGACCTTTATGCTCTGCTACTTTTCCAGCGATGAACCCAAGAGTTATCGACTGGGTGCACGTTGGGCAGCACGCTTGTTCCTCATTTTCCCCGAGCAACTCTCGGAAAATGGCTTGGGCTTCCTTCTGTGCGGCGATCTCGGCGGATGCGGCGTTGATCTGGGTTTGGAGTTTGTCGAATAGCTTACGGGCTGCCGCGAGACGTTGAACCTTATCCAGCGCTGCGCCGGTGAGCATCGCCTCTTCGAGACCCTTGCGGTCGGTGACGACGATGGCGCGACTCTCTATGGCGTTCTCAATCTGAAGCTTCTCTTGCTCGATGCGCTGCTCTAGCTTGCCGATGGCTACTGTCCCGCCGCCGGAGACAGCCTTGGTCTCCTTCGAAGCCTCAGCGCGCAGCTTGGCGAGTTTCCGCTGAACATGCTCGCTGGTGTATTCAGGCTTGGCCGGCGTCGTCGGGATACGGATAGCGTTCAGGACGCTCTTCTGCTCGCGCCGTTGGCTGTAGGCCAGCTCGTACACCTGATCGATCACTGCGACGGGACTCTTGTTCCAGTCGAACTTGCCCAGCCTCGTCTCTGCCATCGTGACCATTGCCGGGTCGAACTGGTAGGACGTAGGAAGGACCAACGAGGCAAGAATGGCTTTCTGTGCGTCGGCTTTCTGGCCGACAAAGTAGCTGGCATCGAGTATGCATGAGAGCCTCTCTTGATTCGCGTCGAGGAACTTGTCAAAGCCCTGTGCGACCTTCTCGCTCTCAGGATCCGTCTTGATGCGCTGCTGGCGTCCAGCCTTGCCCGGCCCGTACTGCGCAGTGAGCGTGACGAGACCCTGCTTGCCCTCAATCACAGCCTCGATGATGGCTTTGGTGGCGCCGGTCCTCACCTTGTCCATCGCTCCTGCGCCTCGTGGGTCTGTCCCGTCGGCACACTTGCTAAGGGCGAGTTTGATGGCTTGCGCGAGACTCGACTTGCCGCTGTGGTTGAAGCCCTTCACGATACTGAGAGGCTCATCGAACGCGACTGTTTCGTTCTCGTAGATGCGGAAGTCGCGGAGTGTTACCAGATTGATCTTCATAGTGCTCCTTAGTCGGTCATCTTTTCTTCGGGGAGTGGGAGTGCCAAGTACGAAACCGAGTTGCCGCGCTGACGGCAAACGACAACGTGACCTAACAGGCTTGCAGTTCGTAACGCCCAATTTAGCGACGCTCCCGATTCGTTGACCTCGAAAATCTCAGTTCCCTCGGCGATTCGGCTCACCCGCCAGCGGCGCACGACCCACTCAAGTTGCTGGATGCGGTCGGCCTGCGCTTTTACCTGTTGACGAAGCCTGTGGGCCTCACGTTGCGATATGACTTTAGAATTGGATTTCATCGTCGCCACTCCCGTCCCATTCGCGGTACTCTTCGCCTGCGCCGTCGTCTACTTCAGCGTCCCGCGTTATGCGGTTTTCTACTTTGACCTCAACAGTTGCGAGGTCTTTGATACGGTTATCGATTAGCTCCCTCTTCTTCGCCTTGAGGTAGGACTTCAACTGTGTCGAGCCGATGCGAAGGTTGAGGAACCATGGCTTTTGATCCCGCCGCTTGGGTTGAAGATCCTCGGGGTAAGCGTTCTGCCAGTCCAGGAGCGCATCCACAATTGGCATGTCGAAGCCGCCAGAGCCATTGTCCGCGAATAGTGGATAGGTGGTCTTCTCCTTCTCGACAGGCCCAAAGGTATAGTGCTTGCCGTTGGCGTCCTGCGAGTTGATATCCTGCCCGCTGCCCTCGACGTAATCCTGCATCGCCTTGTTGTTCGTGCGATTCATCACGTCGTGCACGAGACGCCAGTTCAGGCGGTCGGCAGGACTCAGGTTCGTCATGGGGTTCAGTTGGGCAATGGGGCACGGGATGTGGATGGGATCGAGCACGCAAGGGCAGTAGACGCAATGCGAGCCGCCATGGGTGCGGAGAGGCTGGTCGTACAGAACCTTCTCATGAATGTCCATCTGCCGGTTGCGCTCACGGCGAATGTCCTCCATCATCTGCGGGACGTCCGAGCGGTAGTATTTGTGCGTCTCGGTCTTGTTGGCGTAGCGGATGAATTGGAGTCCAAACTCGATCTCGTTCAACTCGGGAATGTGCATGAACAGCATGAGGCTGTAGAGCTTGCCTTGGAATGTATCGGCGCTGAACGGGCGAGGGTGGCTCTTATAGTCCCTGATGCGCGCCACGCGGCCACCAGGCATTAGGTAGATGGTGTCCAGAATCGCGCAGTAGGCTGGAACCTTGTTGCTTCTAGTGACGAAATCCCAGAGGGGGTCCATAGGAAGCGGTTTGCCATCGTGGTCGTAGCTGTACGTTGGCTGGAAGTCTCCGTCGAGACCCATGCTGATCTCGGCTGCGAAGAAGTTCTCCCAATCAATCTCGATGTTGTCGCGGCACGTTTCCATGATGCCCACGACTTCCTCGGTTGCGGACGACAAGAGTGAATCGAGATACGCGAAGTCGGCCTTCACGCGCTTCTGGGCGCACCAGCGAGCGTAGGGTGCGAGTATCTCGTGGCAGTCTGTCCCACGAAAGGCTGGGGCGGTGCTGGGTGGCTTGATGCCGTCGATCTCGACGAGTTTGTAGCTGGTTTCACAGCTCATGCGTTCATGAAGCGATTGACGTAAAGCAGGGTATTGCTGTGCCATGGCGGTGGCCTTTCTGGAGGGTGATGGGACTAGCGTCTGAACTCAAAGACGTGCAGCACTAAACTGCCTTCATAAAGATGAACCGTGTCGATGAATCGCAATTGATCGTGGTACTCCATCGTTGCGCCAGTTCCGACGATTACGAAGGTGCGCGTCTGGTTTTGGTTTTGTGCTGGATCAATAAGCGCCCAAACGCAAACCTTATCGTCTTGCTCGTGAGCCGAAAGGACCTCTGCCCCTACTGGCATCAAGGCTCGCGAATGATCTTCCAAGGGTAGAACGTATTTGTGAATCTTGCGGTCCATGGCGGTGGAACCTCTCTATGGATTGCCGGATTACGCGCCGGCTCGCGGTGGGTGTTAGCTCCAGCCTTCCTCTTCGACAGCAGGAGGAGCGGTGAAGTATTGCTTTGGATTCTCGTCCTCGACTGGCTCGGCGTCCATGTTCTCCTCAACCTCACCAATCGGCGCGGTTGCGGTGGAACTCTTGTCTGGGCTCGGGGTATTTGCCGTCGGGGTAGAGGATGCTGTTTTGGAGGAAGCGGTCGATGATTGCGACGGTTCCGTCGAAGCGGGCTTGGAAGGGTTTACGTCGGCCTTAGTCGCCTCCGCTGGCTTCGCGCCGCCGTCGTTCTTCTTCTTTGCGACCTGAGCCTCCAGGTACTTCAGCAGCTCTGGCACATTGCCAACGTACTTCGCTTTGGTCCTGCGAACGACTGCCGGGGCCATCTCCAATTCAGCGAAGAGCTTCTCGATCTGGTCGGTGCTCTTGTCCTCGCCAGCCGCGTTGTCCTTGGAAGCCACAACGTCAGACCATTTCGTCACACCCTCGCGGATGCCTGAGTAGTAGCCGCGCAAGTCTTCCAGCTCAGTCGGGCTCAATTGGTTCTCGTGGCCCAAATACTCCACGATCTGCGCCACGCTCACGCCAACAGTCGCGTAGGCATCGAACAGCTTGCGGCGAGCTCCATCGGGATCCTGTGCGTCCTTGGTGCGTGCAGTCTCGCGAACCTTATCCACGCCTTCCTCAATCAGCCAGCCAGGTACGGCTTGGAGGATGAGGTTGCGGCGTGCTTTGGAGATAAGCGCGTTGGTGCGCATCGCCAGTTCGTCATCGGTTGCTTTGACGAGGTAAACAGGATCACCATAAGTGTTCGTTCGTTGTGCCAAGCACTCATCACCAGCCTTTAGCTTCTTGCGCTCGACCGTCTTCGGGACGCTCACGATCTCGCTGGTGAAGTTGCAGCTCTGGTAATCGGTGCAGATGACTTGCAGGAGACGCTGCTTGTCATCCTCGCCCATGGGGTTCACTTCGATGGAGAGGTAGCGCCAGGAACGCAAGAGCATCTCAGCGAAGCGGATGGTGGGGCCTTCGATGTTGTTGTTCACCCACGTCCCGTCAGACTGCTTGACCGAACCGCGCGGGACCCGGTAGATGGCCAAGCTGGAACCATTCTTGCTCTCGTCGGGCGTGCAGAACGAGGGGCGCGAGCACTCGCGGAGAACCTCTTGGCGGATCACATCCACGTTGCGCGGGTTCTTCGCGGCCACGATGTAGGCGGACTGGATACGCGCTGTCGCGTATTGTTGGACCATCGAGACGTTCTGCTCTTGATATTCCGGCAGGTTAGGCTCTTGGACTTCTAGGGAAGTTGTCGGGTTGCTCATTGAATCTCCTTTGAGAACTTGAGTAAAACACTATTAGTGATAAAGCGCAAGCTAATAAGTTAGAGTCCGCTTGTGAACTTTGGTGGGCGTCCTCGCGTGCCCGGTTTCCATGGCATGTGACCGCCGCGCCGACGCCTCTTCGCTGTGATTGCAGCCTCGTGCGCGACACACAGACGCTCCCCAGGGACCGCGGGAGTATCGCAGCGCTCGCAGTGCCCTTTAGCTCTCCTGCGTGCGTACATGACGGCTGTGGGGGATACCTCCAACATCGCGGCGATGGCGGCGTTGGTCAGGTGCTCCCACTCAGGCAGGATTGTTATTGGCATTGGGCCTTTCTTTCTCGCGCCGCTACTTCCTCCACTGTGAGGCAGATGGATACGCGGTTGGGGTAGCAGGCTGCCGCTGCGACGGCGAGCTGGTGGATCATGTGCCAGAATCGCGTGTTGACGCTGCTAACGTCAACGGCATCAGGATCATATCGGTACATGGTGGCTCCTCAGTTGGGGAAATAGTGGAGGACGAGCCAGGCGCCTCCGAGCAGCATGGAGACGAACAGGCATCCGATTGTGATGTTTAGTGCAGCCATGCGCTCTCTCTGCTCTTTACGACGCGTGCGCAGACAGCCGGTTGGATCATACTGGTGCATAGATGGTCTCCATGGTCCCGCGCTTCTGGCAGGACCCTAGCGGACAACGTTGAGGCTTACCGTCGCGGCCGGCGACTCGGGTGGCGCACACTGAGCATTGGTAGACACACATAGGGCGTGCAACAGGATCGAGATTGCTTACCCACTTGTCTTCGCTGCTCTTTGCCATGGTCTAGCTCCTGTTGGTGAATCGTGGGGATGGCGCTCTCGGCGTTGAGCCCACGAAGGGGTTACCTGATTAGGGCGCGAACATCGTCCCACGTCTTGAGTCCAAAGAATGCGAGAAAGTAGGGCTCTCGTCCCTCCTTCTCCAATTGCACGATGCCTTGGATTTCACTGGATGCCCACGCAGCATCCCTCGCAGCATCCCTCGCAGCAGCCCACGCAGCATCCCACGCAGCATCCCACGCAGCACCCCTCGCAGCATCCCACGCAGCATCCCACGCAGCAGCCCACGCAGCATCCCTCGCAGCATCCCACGCAGCACCCCTCGCAGCATCCCACGCAGCACCCCTCGCAGCATCCCTCGCAGCATCCGAAAGCCCGTCGAGATGCAGCCAGAAGGCGAGCAAGAGCGGCGCTTGGTCGCCGATGACCTGCGCGGGATCAGAGAGAACCAATTGCGGTGCTCCTCCAACCTTGTCGTTCACGTTGCGCAGGAGAACCGCATGTGTGCGACTGATACCCAGGATGGCCGCAACTTCTTTGTCCGCCTTGTTCTGCGTCATTGCGCGAAGCTGATGGTCTGTGAACCCAGCGCAGGATAGAACATCGCCTTGCGCGCATTTGCAGCCGTCTCGGTCGATCAGCTTGCCCTTGAAGAGTGGCCGCTCCAGCCCACTCCAGCGTTGAACCATCGTTTCAATCGTGACACTCATGGTGTTTCTCCTTGTGTTGGCGGTGCGTTAGGCTTCGTTGATTGGCATGAGGCGCACAGGATCGGCGTACACTTTACGATCGTTGTGCAGCATCAGGATGAGGTAGTCGTGGAAGACGGGATCCAAGCGTCCTGTGAGCACGATGCACCTAAACTCTTGTCCATTGGGTGCAGTGTAGATGGCTGGGGTGTTGGGCATCATGGCGGGACGCTCCTTAGTGAATATCGGGGAAGGATGAGGGTGGGACAGGATCGGAAGCGTGGTCACGTCCAAAGCAGCCACAATCCATGCCTGAAGGATGTGCGCAGGACACGTAGTATCCATCCAGAACCCACGCATTGTTGCGGTAGTCGTACCCGCTAACCTGCTTGGGTGGGGTGTCGACGGTGAAGGTGGATGTGTGTGTGCGGCTCATACTCCTTCCTCCGAGCAAGATTGTGCTTCTACAGCGCACGCTTCAAACTGCTCCTTGATCGTGACCATGCCCAAAGCCTCAGCCACGTCGCGCACCAAGCGAAGAGTCGCGGCTTTCTCGATAAGTCCATCATTGCCGTAATCCTTCGCGGCATAGCCTCCCGCGAGATACGACTCTTGATCGTCTCCAGCGATCTGCAGCGCCCACTCCAGCGCTTCGTATTGCTCGTCTGTCACTTCGATTGTTCTTGCCATGGCGGTGATCCTCGTTTCTGTCCCGCAGGACACTAGTGGTGCTGGCCAGATAACCAGCTGGCCTCGGGGTTGGCGGTTAGAGAGCGGGGAAGCAGTGGCAGTCGTCGTCGAGCCCGATGGCGATCTTGCCGGACTCAGCTACGGTCGCGCTGATCTTGGTGAAGTAGGCTTCGGAGCCCAAGATGTGAAGGATGAAGTGTGAGCCGATTGCGAGCGATCCAAAGGTTACGGTCTTCATGGCGGTTGACCTCGGTGTAAGATTGGGCTCTTACGCGAGCCCTTTTCGTTTGTCAGTAACGAACGCCACACTCGCTAAGCGTCAAACCTTGCCTCGGCTACCTACGAGTGTGATAACGCCTCACCGATGAATAGATACTCTCGCACCGATGGTGATTGTGTCAAGGAAATAATGAAAGTAAATAATACTTTGTTGCAACTATATCTGTATCTATATAGATAGAGGCGATATGAAAGATGGATCAGAAGTCTTTATTGAGGATGAAACGCCAATCCCGCCACCAATTCCCTACTACGCCAGCTTGTGCAAAGTCCTAGGAGGCGCAACACTCGCTCTCGTGGTCACGTACCTAGAAATCCATCATCCCCCACCAAACGACGCCACACGCACGCCAGCAGGACCATCCAGCGCCCCTGTTTTCGTCGGCTGCGACCAGATATGTGAAGCGATTGGAGTCAACCGCAGGACCCTGCATATCGCCTTGTACCGGATGTGCGTCTGGTGGAGGAACGAAGAGGCGCGAAGCGCTGCTTTACGCTCTGGTCGTGAATTTCTCAATGCAGACCATTCCAAGTTTGGCAAGGTGAAGCCATACTCCATCGTGGGCTCCAGACAGTTCACCAACCCCCAAACACTCACCTTCCGCCGCAACTATGGCCGAATCAACCAGATACTCACGCAGGCCCACATCGACGGCTGGCATGAACCACTCCATTTCCTCAGAAATATGGAGGCAGGAGAGAGTGACGCTTCCGCGTCTTCGTCTTCTCTGCTCATGTTGCCTCAGATAATCCAGGAAAGCCTACGTATTCGTGTGCGGAACGGGTGGACTGAGGCTCGTAGGGAGGCGCAATCGGCCAAGATGACGGAGATATGGGAGATGCGTAAGAAGTC